GTTTTAAGCATTATCTATACGAACATACTCGCTCATCATTTATCTATGTTCCACCAACAGAGTGGGATATGACAGTATTTTTACCAACAGAACAATTCAGAAAAGCTACCAAAGAAAAAGTTTGGAGAGATAGCAGGAGCAAAGTATAATGGCTAATCAATTTAGTGTTGACAGCTTTGTAAGCAAATTCTTAGAAGTGGGCTTGGTACAGCCTTCTAACTTTTATGTAAAGTTTTCCGCGCCGATCGATGGCTTTGATGATGTAGCGTTTTTATGTGGTGCTGCTGCACTACCAGGAAAGAGAATAACCACAACAGATCTAAAACCATATGGATATGGCCAGACAATTAAGATGCCATATGATGTTATGTACGACGAAGTAGAACTTACGTTCTATGTCGACTCGAAGCGCGCAGCGTCGTTACATTTATTTGAAAAATGGATGTCTTTAGTTATTGGTGGCTCTGGAACTGGCGCGGACGGTAAACTCGATAGAACCAACTTAAATGGGCATAGGCTGTTTCCTACGAATAAAATGCAAGTTGCATACAAGAAGGATTATATCAAAGATGTAACGATTTTAGTTTTGAATCAAATAGTCGGTACTGAAGATCCCAGCCCCGCAGATTCTGTATCGACTTCAACTTCAATAGCTTTGATTCAATGTATTTTAATTGATGCATATCCTATTCAAATCTCACCAGTCCAGCTAGATTGGGGTTCTGGTGATGAGTTCATGAGAATCAATGTTACATTTGCATTTAGAACAGCAGAGTATAGTTTTGGTGAGTTGGATCTCAAACCTGACGCCAACGGTAAATACTACAATGGACGTTCTCCTTATGATACAAACGCAAGAGTAAACCAAGAAGCCAAAGCTATATCTGACTTCTTGAATAGCACTGCAAATTTCATCGGTAGTATTGCTGCCACAGCTCAGAAGATTAACCAGTTTAAGACCAACTTGACTGTTCTCAAGAGAGCGGATGGCATTCTGAATACCACCAACTCACTACTGCCATTCTTAGGAAACAATAGAACCGCGATAGACACTATAAATAATGTTAATAAGATTATCTCAGGAACTAATTTCACAAAGCAGAATCTGAATAATGTTAGAAAATTCCCTTAATAAATGATTGACTGATTGGAGAAATACAATGGCTTTACCCAAAATTAAACAACCTATCTTTGAACTAGAGATTCCGTCAACAGGTCAGAAGATTCGTTATAGACCATTTACCGTAGCTGAAGAAAAGATTCTTCTCGTCACCAAAGAAAGCGACGATGTAAAAGATATGGTAAATGCGTACAAAGCAATCGTAAATAACTGTTGCTTAGATAGTATCGATGTTGACAAATTATGTTCGTTCGATCTAGAATACTTCTTTTTGAATATTAGATCGAAGTCCGTTTCTAATATTGTTGCAGCTAGAATCAAAGACGAAGATGACGGTCAAACATACGATATAGAAATCGATCTTGATAAACTAATTGTATCAAAAACCAAACCAGAAAGATTAATTAAACTTACTGACGATATTTCTGTTTTGATGAATTATCCTACGTTTGACACCATTGCTAAAGTAGGAAAGATGGACGAAAGCAGTCAAATGCTAAGCACTATGATTGCTTGTATCGAACAGATCTATCAGGGCGAGGAAGTATTCGAAACTTCAGAATACTCAAGAAAAGACATGGAAGAGTTCGTTCTTTCTATGGGTGTTAAAGAGCTTCAAAAGATTAAAGAGTTTTTCGATAGCATGCCGAAGGTGTATGCAGAAGTTAAGTATAAAACTAAAGATGGCGTCGAGAAAATGATTAAGCTAGAGGGTATCCAAAGTTTTTTCGTCTAATGGTAGGGTATATGTCCCTGCCACATTATTACGAGCTTAACTTTGCGCTGATGCAGCATCACAAATATTCTCTCGAGGATATTAATGAATGGCTACCCTTTGAACGTGACATTTATGTTAATATGCTATTAAAACACTTAGAAAAAGAAAAAGAACAAGCAAAGAGAAACTAAATGGCAACCAAACCGCTACCAACAATCGCTACTGACCAACAAGGTCGTCCTGTAAAACAAGACACTTTCGAAGTATTATTCAAAAATAATGCAATTATGATTGATATTCAAAAAATACAGCTAGATGTTTTGACAGATATTCTTGGTGTTATGAAAAATATAGCAGATAACTTGGTTGCTGGTTTGCGCAGCTTTGGAGTTATCTATGCAGAATCTTTTTTGAAATCGGTAGATGACGAACGCTCTAATACCACTAATAAATTGGCTGAAGCTGAAAAAGAAAGAGAAGCAAAATTAGGTAGTGATGAAAGTAAACCAGAAAGTTTACTTGATTCGTTAAAGAAACTTTTTGAAGATTACTTTGGTATATTCAGAACCGTATTTAATGTGCTAAAACTCATATTGTTACCACTGGTGTTTGGGTTTATAGCTGGGTTTAGAGAAAAATTTGACTTGTTTACGGTGGCGCTTGGCGTCGCTATAATGTATCCAATAAGAACCTTTAAGTTGATATTTAATTTGATGGTAAGGGTGTTCGGATTCTTACTCGAAACTCTGAAAAGTATCGGAAAATTGATATCTAAGATTGGACCTGTGGCCAAGGGATTCGTGGAAGGAATAACTAATTTCTTTAGAAGAATGCGCATATTCTTCTTGAGAACGCTGGACCTAAGAGCTTTATTGAAGCCCATAACTTCGCTGTTCTCAGGTGGATCTGGCATATTCAAAGGATTAGCAAAAGTGCTCGGCGGAATCTTTAGAGTATTCGGCAAGCTGTTTATTCCATTGACGATAGTCATGGCAGTGTATGATGGTATAATGGGAGCAATCGAAGGCTTCAAAGAAGGTGGAATTCTTGGAGGAATCAAAGGTGCGCTTGTTGGAATCATCGACGGATTAATCGGATGGCTGGTTGGAATCGGTCAATGGATTATTTCTAATTTACTAGAATTGCTTGGATTCGACGAATTAGCTAAGTCAGTAGAAGATTTCAATTTCAAAGAATTCGTATCGAATTTTATGAATCTTCTTATAGAAGCTATTGAAAGTATGTTTATTATACTTGTCAAATCAATTCCTGGTGGCAGTGCACTGCTTAGTGCATTGGGATTCAAAATCATACCAGAAAAAGAAAATGAACCATTAAAAAACTTTGATGCAGCTCGCGCTGCAGCTGTTGATGCAGCAATCAAAGACGGAAAATCAGAAGATGAAATTCAAGCAATCAGAGATGCAAGAAACGAAGAAGAATTGAGAGCAGCTACGCCAGCGGATCTTGGTGATAAAATAAAACAAGCAGCACCTCTTGCAAGTCTCGCTGTTGTACCAAATCCAGTAACTACTCCATTATTAGTGAGCGCGGCAATTAAGAGATTTATGGGTGCAGAATCTAAAGAAATGCAAGCAGCTGAAGCGACAAACAAGGCAGACGTTCCTGTTCCTGTGCCATCACCAAACAAAGCAGAAGATATAGATAAGCGAACTAGAGAAGCAGCCAAGCAGCCAGCGCAACAGCCAGCAACTCAAGATAAACAACCGCCGTTTCTGAATTTTGATCTTAAACAGTACCATCGAACTAGCGTTTTGCCTCCAGCACCAGTCGCGGATAGCATGAGACTTGGTGGCAGAGGAACTGCTGCAGTACCTAACATGTTTAATTGGAAACCTCAGTAATAAAGAAAAGGGAGCCGAAGCTCCCTTTCTTTTAACCAGCTAATTTTCGGAAGAAATCCAAATCATCATCTTCGTCAGTTGAAGTTGGCGTCTGCGCTACTGGAGCAGATTGCGCTTCAGCGACTTTCGCGCGAGGAACGTACTCAGCGACTTCTTCATCAGTATCAGCAGCAGTTGCACCAGCAACGCCACCAGCACCTAGAACACGGTCAAGATGAGTTTTCAATTCATCGTACGACTTGAAGTTCGACGGATCGACGATCTTCTTCAGGCTGTGCTCAGAAGCCCAGACTGATTCTAACTTAGCGTCGTCATCAAGAAGCGGAGTCTTAGGATCGAACTGCGACTGGTCGTAGTTGCGATAGCCAGCGACTTGGCGAATCTTCAGACGGAAGTTAGCACCTTCCCACAAGTCAAACGGATTGACTGCTTCGTCTCCTTCAAATTCAGGATACATTACAGCCTGAATCTTATCCCAGATCTTCTTGCCGAATTTGTACAAGAATACCTTGCCCTCGTTTTCAGGATGGGCTGGATCTTTTACAACGTAGACGTTTGCGATGTAGGAAAGGCGACGCTTTTGCTTGCGAGCTTGTTGGCGATTAGGATGGTCGTCATCCTTAGTTGAATTCCAGAGTTGCGAATTTAGTTCGCTTACTGGGTCTTTGCCACCGATGGTGGTCAGAGAGTTTTCGATATACCACTTACCAGTCGGACCTTGGAAGCCATGGTCAAACATTTGTACGAAAGGTACATCTTCGCCCTGTGGGGCTGGTAGAAAGCGGATTACAGCAAATCCATTACCTGCTTTATCTACCTCTGGTTTCCAATAATTAGAGTCATCCTTGGCATAGGATTTCTTATCATTGAGTTTATCAAGTTGTTCAGTCAGTTTGCTGAATGAGTCTTGACGGCTGCGCTTTAGTTGTTCGAATGATTGTGTCATAAGTATGTTCCTTGTATTGACGGTGTATTAACGGTTTCACATGTTCATAATATAGTTGACTATTTATATGTCAAATCGACTATCAATTATCTCTTTCATCTTAGCTTTGTCGAATTCTAAGAACGGTGTGTACTTCTTGATGAGAAGTTTGGTTTCTTTCCACGTAGGGTCATACTCGCTGATGTTTTTATCCCAGTAGGGAACAAAGTTGAGTACAGCATTCATAATACAAAGAGAATCCAAGCTAAACTCTTTTAGGAGATACAGCCTGAGTAGATACGGATGATTGCCACCATCCATAACTAGGTTGTCATCCAACTCA